TGACCATTCATTGTCTCAATTCGATTGCCCAAAATTACGAAGTGGAACGCATTCAATATAAAACTATGATTCGTAGTTATACAATGACTGACGAGGTTAAGAAGTGTATAGCTGAGTGTAAGGATATCAACTCTCCCTCTTGCATTCCTGTCAAAGCTATTGCCGGGGGGTTCCATCATTATCCCATGTTTGGGCCCGGATCTCAAACTCACATTATTTTGGTAGGGTTTTTGTATTCATGGTATGCCAAGGTTGCTTGGGGGGAGAATATTCGTACAGTTTGTCAAAATGAAGAAGGATGTTGTGGCCAAGAAGCTTGTACTACATTTCATTTGCTCTTGAAGACTCCCGATAATCCGATATACAGAGCCCATTTGGCCTTTTCTTCCGGGGGTAGCCCCCAAGGATTGGTTGAGGCGCTTAAGAAAAGTATGCGGTTTAGGCTCCAACCACTCGTCGACCCTGAGACGTTCGCCTTAGCCTATCTCAGGACTATGAAGGACTGTTTATGGGACCCGGAACCTATCACTTTTACAAAAGAAAACATGAAATATCTTCCTATAAATGAAAAGCAAAGTGCTGGTTTTCTTCCCGTTAAGGCTCAACGAATCCTACTCCCCTCTGTCATTAGGAGTGACGGCCCTCAACCCAAACATTACACCACAGAAAAGGTCTATGATGACCCGACTCCGATATTCCTCGACTTTGTTAATAATTGTAAGCAAGGGGAAGCTAAAGAATTTTCTATCAAGGAGTTTTGGGAACTCTACCACAAAATCAAAGAGAGAGTCAAGAGTGGTCAGTATTCTCAAACGTGGTTTAAAACGCTTGTCTCAAAAAGTTCAATTAAGGTCGAAGTCCGAGCTCATGATGCCGATAAGCTCAAGACTCGTGTCATTTTTGTTGCGTGCCTCATACACTTGCTCATAGATAAACAAATATATAAAGATTTCATGAGTAAATCCTATCAAAAAGGTTCAAATATGATCGGCCATCAATGGCGCAAAGGTGGTGCTTACCACTTTGCCTGTAAGATGGGATGGAAGAGGATTGACTGTTTCTGGATGACGTATGATATTAAAAATTTCGACCAGTGTGCCTTAGCCGCTGTTATTGAGTTGCTCATGATGATGCCTTATTTCTTTTACGACCTTACTGATGGTGAAGATGATGAAGTCGTTAGGACGTTTTTTCTTCAAAGGGCGCATGAAATGGCTTGCAAGATTGTTAAATGGGTCGGAGACGAGTTTAGATTAATTATCGGACAGATATTTAGCGGGGTGTATCCTACCTCTTGGTTGGGTACCATGTACCTCGTTTTAGTTAGATATTATATTGAACTTGCTACGTATAAAGAAATGAAGTTAAGAGACCCTGAGAAAGCAGAAAGGTTTAAAAATTCATGGAAATCTGCTGGACAATATGGTGATGATAGCTTTCCCGCTTATTTGAAAGAGTTCTTCCCTGATCTCATTGGTGAGCCAACTTTTGAGAGACCATTGGGAAAATACCAAGAGAAGATGGAGCAATATTTTGGCTTGATCATAAAAACGGATCCCCCCCCTGAGATTTTTGGTATGGGTGAGCCCTATAGTAGAGAGCCTCCTGATGGGGGCTCCCCGTTTATTACCAGAATAAAGACTCTCTACACTGAACATGGTGCCTATGAAAACGTTGTTGAATACCAAGGCCCTGTTTTCTTGAAGAGATCGTTTGTCTTACTTACTGGCCCCACTGGTGTTAAAGAACTCCTACCTTGGAGACATGAAAATGATGCTTTTGATAAAATTGCCATTAGCACAGCCACATTGGATCTGGACTTCAACTTGATGTCTTCTAAGTATATGGGACTAATGATAGATACTTGTGGCACTAACGCTGTTGCATATCAAGCTCTTAGACATATCTATTACATGACTAAAGCATACACCAAAGGTACAGTTGTTGAGGAAACTTATAATAAGTATAAAATTAAAATGGGGTTCCACCATTTGCCTGATGAAATTCTTCTGGATAGATCGAAACTTTTAAACGAGTTTGTATGGGATGAAGATTGGCGTAGGAGTTGGGCATATTACAAAAATACTGATTTATACGATGACTATGGGAACGTACGATCAAAACAAGGCCCTGTTTATCCTGAGGCAGATTTAAACCTATCTGGTTCTGATTATGAGGAAGCTAGCAGAAGAGGGATGGATTACAAAGATGTTTCTAACCCCGATGACATGTTAAGGAAAATGAACGACTACTACAACAGTGTCAAAGAGCTGAGCTGGGCGGATTATTGAGCTATGATTTGATAAAT